TTATGGCGGTCGCCTTTGCTTTTAATTTAGAATGAGTATAAATAAGAAAAGATAAAATGAAATTAGGGTTGTTACATTTAGATTGGCAGGTCGTTCTAGTCGGCAGTAATGCGAATAACAGTGGCAACGATAAGAAAAATAAATAAGTATTATTCATTTACTTAGGAGGTAAAATGAAAAAACTAATGATTACATTGGTAATAATTATATTGGCAATGAGCCTATCCGCAGAATACATCTTGCGGAATGCTGAAAGCGGTACTAAATTTGAAGAATTTGAATATCTGCAAGGCGGGATATTGTTTCGTTTTGATTTCAAGCAGGTCGATGTTCCGGGAATAGAAGGCGAAATAACGAAGATTTGGAGATACAAGGAGATTTGGCTTCCGGATACGACCGATAAAACTGCTCTTAATGAGATAATCAAAGATGAAAAAATTGGAGATAAAGCAAAATCTGATAATCTTGAAATTTGGAGAAGAAATACAATAAAATCTAAGCAAATATTGAGGATAAAATGAACCCGATCTGGAGAAAGATTTTATATGTATTATCGTTCTGGATTTACTTCATGGCAACCGGAGTGACGGAAGCGATGACCTGGAAGGGGAATATTAATCCGGATATTTATCATTACTGGCGAGCTGTCGAGTGGGCTGGATTAATTGCTTTATTTATATCGTTTCTTCTGGTGAATGGCATTCAAAAAACCTGGGAGAATCTTAAAATTGCGATATGTGCTACAATTTCCGGAGTTGGCATTTACGAGTTGGTATTCTGCAAAACAGCTTATGGTGATTGGATGTACCATAAGACTTCGAGGTGGCTTTTTATATCAGAACATCCATCAAACTGGTTTTGGATTGGTTTGATAATTGTTTGCAGTATTTTTATTATTATAATGATAAGAAGTAAAAAGAATTAAAATGATACCCGGGGACCCCGGGGATTAAATAAAATAAGGAGGTGCTGAAATGCCACCAAAAGAAAAAGGAATCAAAGAAATTGTAGAATTAGCTGATGCTGTAATTGCTTTCGCTGAAGAAGCAAAGGAGAAAGCAAAAAACGGGTATACGCTTATTGAGATTGCTGGATTTTATGATAATGTGACTGACATCATAAAAGAAGGCAAGGACTACAAAGAAATGCTTGAAGAAGGAAAAGACATCGATGTTGAGGAAGCGAAAATTCTTGCTGATAAACTCAAAAAGCTTGTTTTCACTATCGTAGAACTTTTCATCAATTTGAAAAAAAAGTAATAGGTTAATATCGTGGAAACAATTAAAGATATTCTTATTTACGTTGCTGCCGGTAGTGTTGCTTGTTTAGCTTTAGGAGCGTTATTCACTGAAATCGGTAAGCATATCAAAGGGAAGGATATTTTTGATTGGCTCGGTGCTTTTTTTACGTCACTCGGAAAGATTTTGAAAAGCATTAAAAATCTTGGAAATGGAAAGAAGTGAGTCTATGGCAGCTACATCTCTTATGTGTGAATTAAGTAGCCGGAGATGGGAACGTATGAGTCCTGGTCATAGACTCTTTAAATTGAGGGAGAAATGTCTATTGGTGAATGGTTATTAATTAGTGTAATTATTTTTTTAATTTGTGAAGTAATTTGTATTTTAGTTTCAATAAGGAAGGGGAAGAAATGAAGGAAACAAAGAAAAAAGTAGTGGAAAAAGAACTATCGGTTGAATCATCTAAACCAAAAAACGAAATGATTGAAACAAGCTTAGATGAATTAACAAAAGGAATTTATAGTTTTGGTGATTTAGTAGGTAGGATTGTTTATGGATTTAATACAAAATCAGAAGAAAACAATCCGCCAGGACCATATCGGTCAATCGGTGATTTAATTGAGGATTTACCCAGAGAATTGCAACGACTTAATAAAATACTTTGTGAACACATGAAGGAATTAGCAAAAGCATTATTATAACAGGAGAAAAAATGAAAATCATACTGGGTAATATTGCAACAATAATTTATGTCCTTTTTTGTATTCCGGTTTTTATTTTTCGTATTATCGGAGTTTCTTTGGATATTATAACGGAAGAATATTGTAAATTAATTAATGAAATGCCGGATAGTTGGTTTGCGTGGGCTTTTTGGAGGGTAAAATGAAGAGAGCAATATTGATTTTGGTTTTAGTTTTGGTAAGAAAGAGGAAGAAATGATAATATTAAAACTTTGTCCTTTTTGTGGAGGAGAAGCTGAAATGTCAAAAGAAGAAGATTTCCTTATTTGCAAGATTGAATATCCAATCATTAAGTGTAAGAAATGTCATTCGAGGACTGCTAAATGCGAAGATGAAAAATTAGCAATCGAAACGTGGAATAAGAGGGTAAAATGAAGAGAGCAATATTGATTTTGGTTTTAGTTTTTATATCCGGATTATTATGCGGAGCGGATATCTCTTTTTATAACACGACTAAAACATTAGGAAACGATACTTTCCTGGATTTCTACAGATTGGAAATCGAAGGGAAGGCATATGGAAGTTTGGAGATTGAATCGATGTATGAATGGCTTGCCGAAGATGATACGGTTTATACTTCTTACCGGTTAAAAATTCCCTACAAATGGAAAAACTTGAAAATATCTATTACCAGAATTGAAATTGAAAAGCAGGAAATATTTCTGAGTCAATTAGATTTACGTTATTTGCTTGAAAAAAGCTGGTTGGTTTCCGCTGATATTGGTATTGGAAGTCAATGGATGACAGTGAAAGAAGGAAAATTACAAAAGAAGTGGAAATTTATTCTTGGGAAAAGGCTGGAAAAAGAAATAGCTCTTTGGGGTATAAATCTAAAAGTGAAATCAGAGACAGATTTTAGCACTTCAAACTTCCAGAAATTTCAAAATGAATCTAAATTAAAAATTGGATTTTTACTTGGTAAGGCAAATATTTTCGGAATTAAAATACCAGGAGTTTATTTTTCATTTTTATATGAAGTTAAGTATTACAAACAGCGATCAACGAACAGGATGACCGGGTTTGAATTTTCTTTTTAGGTATCGGTGTTGAACATTAATATTTTGCTTTTCTATGTGCGATAGGGGTTAGACTGCCATCCCCCTATGAGAAAAAATTGGCAGTGTATAAAGTGAATTTTCTTTTTAAAAATAAATACAAGGAAGGTAAGAAAAATGACAACTCCGGAATTTAGAAACATTTTAGCAGAAAGTGAACATTACGAAGATTTCTGCGATGAGCTCGATGCTTTTGTGGCAAAACACAATCTCGATGGAACTTGGGAAGCAAACGGCATTAAGTATTTTGAAGACGAACACGACTCAAACTTTACCCAAGAGGAATTGGATGAGTATATCGAACATCACGGATTAGATGGAGACACAACAACTACACAGGATTCTTTTATTTATCATTGGTATCTGATTTATTTAGAACATGTGAGGGGTTTACAGGTCTCATAATTCAGTTATAATGTATATTCTCGATCATAAAAAATTCTGTTTACAGGAATTAGTTTGGAAATCGATTTATGATTATTATCAAGCTAAGGGTCAATTATGGGTTTTATGGAGAAAGTTTGATCCGAATTTCCTGAAAACCTTAGAGCAACTTCATTCTATTTTCGGAACTGCTGTCATTAATAATTGGAGTTTCAAGAATCCAATAAGCTGGCTCAATAACCAGGTTTTTGAACATTCCGGAGCGAGACCTTTAAATCTCGTATGCAATCCCAGTGAATGTGAATTTTTTATAGCCGGAAATCCATTTATTATTGCAAGTGAAAAAAAGCTTTGGGGTCAAGGAACGACTCATTGCGATTGGAATACTGCTGATGTTAAATTCAAACGATGCTATTCTGATAAATATGAAAGACGTAAAAAGAATTATGATGAGATCCGTGAACAGATATTAGATAATCCTGAATTGTTTCCGTATATTACAGTTCTGGAAAGTGGTGATTATGCTCCTACTTGGCTGCATGTTTCAACAGGTAACTTTGATCATGAAAATAGAAGTGTGAGGATCGTAAAACCATAACAGCCACTCCTTCCCTTCGGAAAGGTAGTTTGTTGTTATGGGCATCCTTAATAAACATTATTTTGACCATACAATGTGACCATTAACATCATTTTCTTCAAATACTTCTAAAATTTGAGCACAAAATTTCATCGTTTCTGTGTCTCCAATTTTCTTTGCAGCTTCATAAAGGCGGATAAACATTTTTTTCCCAGTTTCTGTTTGTTTATAATTTTTCTTTCTAAAATTATGTGTTTAACAAAGTGTTTGTCCATTCTCAATTGTAGCCTTACCACCCTTGTCTTTTGGTTTAATGTGATCAACGTGAATTTCCACTCCATCTTTCCGGCTTCGCCCACAAATTACACAACGATAATCGTCTCTTTTAAGAATTATTTCTTTTTGTGCTGGCGTAAAATTTTCTAATTCCTTTTTTACTACAAACTCAGGATCATATTTATAAACACCTTTTGCTATTTTTATTAAAAAACCATTTTGATGCAATTGTCTTATTTGTCTATCTGGGTCTCGAAAAATGTTACCAGTCCTGTTTCTAAATTCTTCTACTACCCAATCAACAATTTCTGGATGGTGGATATTACGATTAGGATTTTTCTTAAAAAATTCTATTATAATTTCTTTTTGTGTAATATTACTCATTTAAAACTCCAACATATTAGTTTCTTTAAAAATTCTCGTTTTTGATAATTCACAATATTTTGGGTCAATATCAACACCAACACCATATCTTTTATTATTAACTGCTTCAATTATTGTTGTACCACTACCAATAAATGGGTCAAAAACAACATCTTTCTGAAAACTAAACAATTTTATACATCTGTATGGTAGCTCTCTTGGGAAAGGAGCAGGATGACCAATTCTTTTTTTACTCTCTCCATTAAATGTCCATAATCCATTAGTCCAATCCATAAATTCCTTTTTACTCATATCAGAAATTTTTGTTCCATTTGTTTTTTTCCATTGATCTTTAAATAATATTACAATTAATTCAACAGGAGCAATTACATATGGTGCAGAAGCTTTCATCCAGCTTCCCCAAGCAGTTCTTCGAGAAATATTACCTTCATTCCATACGATTGTTGAATGATATTTCCACCCAACTTCTTGTGCAATTCTTGTAAGGTCTGAACCCACACTTCTATGTCCGCCTTTATTTTTATCTAATGGTATATTTAATAAAAATCTTGCTTGGGTATTACTCCAATCATAACAATTTTTCATCCATTTTTCAGAAAATTCTAAATACGTTTCATATGATAATTCGTCATCGTTTGAATTGTAGTCAATCCCCACATTATACGGTGGCGATGTTACAATAAGATCAATAAACTCAGAAGAAAATAATTTTTTATTTAATATATCTCCCTTATATAGCAAGAACTTATCATCATCATAATAAAGAAATTTTTTACCTAAATCGTTTTTTATTTCACTTAAATTCATAATAAAACCTTTTTTATTTACAAATCTTTCACTTCAAATTTAATGTCAATGAGTTTAATAAAGGATGCCCATAACAAACGTGCCCACAAACAACGAGAAGAACATTTGAAAGAGTCGTGGCACACGTGAAACATTATGCGAAACTTAGTCTCTTTTTTTTCCCCAGTCATTATCTTGGCAATTTTCACATTCTACCCAATCACCAGATAACATTTCTTGAACATAATCTTGAATGCAAAATCCAGGAGCACCTTCTTCTTTCATTGATTTTACGCCTTTTTTTATTGCATCAGAACATTTTTTGCAAGGGCAATTAAATATTTTCAATTCTTTAACTGCATCTAAATTCTCAATCACGTCTCTTATTTCTTCAACTGTGTTTAATTTTTTTTCTTTGTTCACAACAACCTCCTTTATTTAACTTCGTATAACATAAGTGTCCACAGTAGCAAAGCAAGGTGAATTTCTGACTGGCACACTCTCTCATTATACACAGCTTAGTTTTGGTTTATTGAAAACCATTTTAACTCTTTTGCAAAATGACATATTCTTAAATTTAAGAAGTTCTGTCCGCAATGTTTTGATAATGTCATTTCCTATATCAACGTTTTTAGATAGTGAATCAATGGTGTCAAAACTCATTCCCAACATTTTTTCTACTTCTTTTGACATCCCAAAACATACTTTTTCGTTTCTCTCGTTTATAAATATTCTACCGGTTACCATTTCTGTTGTTATTTGTACGTCTTGTTCTTCTGGTTTAACTGGAATAAAACCTGATGGCAACATGCCAATTCTTGGGAGTACGGTTGGGTTGTTAGTTACTTCAAGCATCTCTACATCTTTTAATACAAACATTTTCATAATATCCTCCGTTTATTTTTCGCTATGTATAACACTATGTCCACTCGCCACTTTGTTCTGCGTGGTACACCTGAACATTATATCGCATATTTACCAGAATAAACCTTAATTTCTAAACCAGCTTGATTAATATGCTTTAACTCAAATGGCAATCCAATCTTAATCCGTTTTGATAATTTATTTCTGGCACTTCTCGTTCCCGTTAATTTTTTCTTTTTCTTTCTTGGTAACTTAAATAATCTTTTTAACGCTTTACTATGAATTTTTAAATTATGAAATGAACATTCTAATTTCTCGGTAACAGTAATAGTTTTTTTTATTGCTGAATTTAATAATTCAAAACCAACAACAGTTTTTCATTTGGTTCTCCTTTATCTCAACCTGCTATGAACAAATTGCTCTAAATCTAAGAATCTGAATTGCAATAATTCAAATCTGATTTCAACCGGAGCATTATCGTCAACCAATTCCCATTTATCATAGTCTCTCATCATTACTGTATTAACACCTCCGGTTTTTAGGGGAATACAGGTAATAAAAGCTATTTGTTTAATGTTTTCGTAATCCTTGTTAATTTCACTTGCCATCTTTACGATCTGTTTCGTTTCTTTATTGTAAATAATATCATTGATTTTGAGTTTAATTATTTCTTCGTGTTTCATTTTCTTCACTCCTTTTTATTATTTTCCAAAAATTCTTTAACATTTTTTAAAGCTTCATCTCCGTTAACCTTAAATATTTTTCTACATATAAAATCTCTTATAAATTCAAGACTATTTTCAATAAACTTAATAAATAAAAAATCAGCCAATCTGCCTGATGTTTTGTTTTCTTTATATTTTAGTTCAATTCTAAGATTCGTAATAACACGCAAGCAATTAGTAATTGCTGTATGAACTATAGTCATTCGAGTTATATCTTTATTGTAACCGACATCATTTAATTTTTCATCACTTGTTTTCATTTCACACTCCTTTTTATGTAACTGTTAAACTAAGATTAGACGAACATCTAACATAAGTCATAATGTTTATTAAACTTACTTATGTAACGGTTATGTAACTGAAAATCATTTTACCATCTCCCAGCTATTAAAAAATAGGCATCTCTGGAATGTTCCGAACTCCTACCTTTATATTTTGAAATCTTTTCAAACCTTTCTTTCGATATTTTTGTCATTGAATTTTTATTCGGTCGCATCGCATAAAACTTAATATTATTTCGCTCGAAATAGTCAATAAATAATTTCGCACAGGCTTTATTTTCACCGATGTTTTGAGCAATCTTCCCGACATAATTTATCTTATCCTGAACAAAATTATATTTCAATGGAATCCTGAATTTAGCAAATACCGTTTTGTTTTGTGATGAATCCTCAATATAAATTTTCAATAATCCCGGAGAGTATAATTTTATAATCCCGATTGCTTCCCAAAATGAAACAGTTTTAAGGGTTAAATTATTCTTGAAATCTTTGATTGCTAATCCGGTGTTTTTGAGTCCCGGATCGATTCCGATTAATATTTTATTCATTCTTTCCTGCAATTAAAATATTGTCTCCACGCTGCTCGTGGCAGACTTTTCGTTACATAATATTTTTCAATCTACCACAATTGTCAATTTCACATTTACACATTTTCAATCCTTGAATTTTTCTCCCAAATGAGTTGCTGTGATATTCTTTTGCAAATTGCTCCGCCCATTGATAAAAATTCTCCCTCATCGGAATTATTCCGCACGGAAAAAGTTTCATTGCCTTAACCATTAAAGTTCTGTCATCATTCCTGAAATTTAGAGGATAATCTTCTTTCAAAGTTTTCAGATAAATCCACCAGCCTCCATACAGCCATGATTCATTATAAAAAACCCAAATATAACAATATTTTATCCTTTCGTTGTCTCTAAATCTTTTGAAAGAAAGTCGGCGTTCTTGCCTTAGTGTACGAGCTTTAAATTCTTCTTTCCAGGTTGTTATTTTCCATTTTCCACCAAAATGCTCTTTGGTGAAATAAGCAACTTCCGGCGGAATTATAATTTTATCTTTATCTTCTCTGTGAAGATTCCACCAGAATTCTGCTGCTTTTCTTGGCATTATCGTTGTCATTATTCTTTATCCAAACTTTGAACAAAATTCATATTCTTTCATTACGCACTTTCTCCTTTAATAATTAAATGCAAATGGATAATTCTTTTCATAAAATTGTTTATATTTAATTCTTTTAGGATAAGATAGAAATTCTTTAAATGTTTTTCTATACAATTGCCGGCGGTTTGTCCAAATTGCCATTGGAATATATTCATATTCTCGCTTATATCTCATCAAATAAGGTCTCTCTTTTTGTTGTTTTAGGAAAACGATCCTTTCAAAATCTTCTTGAAGCGTTGTCCTTTTTTAATTTCTTCAGATAAATTATCGATATAATTTTTTGCCATCAGAACCTTAATTCCATGTATGAATTTTTCGTGTGATCTGGAATTCTTTGAAAGGATCTGATTTTCTTTTACTAAATGCACTTCTACATCTAAATCATCAATAGTAACATAATCTTTGAAATTCCGGTAAAGTCTATCTGTTTTTTCTACTATAATAACTTTTATATCATTATCAGAGATAAATTGCAGCATTAAATTGAAATCTGTTCTTCCGGTTCTTTTACCAGTTTCGGAATCTTTGAATTCTTTTATTATTTTAATTTTGTTTTCAGCAGCATAATTGCGTAAAAGTTCCAACTGTGCCGGTATTGAATAACCTGTCTTTTCCTGCTCCTTTGAGGAAACTCTTGAATAGGTAACTGCTTTGATCATGCAACTTCCTTTTTGTCTAATTGCAAGATAATTTCAGAGAATTCATAAAAGAAATCACGGATTTGGCTTAGTTCATTATCCGCAATCTTGATATCTGCAGGAAGATTTTTTCTGCAATCAGAAAGTGTCAATTTATTTTGTGTTTTCATTTTTTATAAATTAATAATTAATTGATCTTCGTTTTGTTCGTTTTCTGTAAACTTCTCAAAACTCACCGGATAAATTTCCTTTATTTTTTTCATTGTTCCTCTTTTATTATATCATAATTATAAAATAAGCTTTCATTATCATTTGCCATTTCCGTTTTATCGTAACCATATTTTTGAACATCTATTGCTTCATCAATAAGTTTTTTTGCTTCTTTATAATAGTTTTTTTTAATTTCAAACCCGTAACATTTTCTATTCATTTGAATTGCCGCCACTAACGATGTTCCGCTTCCCGCAACTGGGTCTATTACGACATCGCCTTCGTCTGTAAATATTTTTATTAACTTTTTCAATAATGGTACAGATTTTTGGGTCGGGTGTATCTTGCGTGTCTTTGTATCTCTTTCGATATCAAAACAATTAAAAATCATTTTTCCGTTGTTATTGAATTTTGGCAATTTATCACGATAAAGTATCAATCCATATTCACAATTTCCAACAACCCGCATATTTGCTTTCAAAACCTGAGCAGAAAAGTTTTTACGAAAAACAAGATTTATGTAATTATTAATACCATATCTTTTAGCAAGCGCTATCAAATACATTTGTTGGTCAAAAGCACAAAAAATAACCATACAGGGAGCTTTACCTCGTTGCTTTGGTTCTTTTTTCATCATGTGGCTACAAAAGTGCATAAATTCAGCAGGTCGAAAATCTTTATCGGTATCAAAAAATTCAGTATTGGCTAATTCGCTTTCACCATTTGCATTGTCTCCTTTGTTATACCACGCTGGATTAGATCCATAAGCATTTTTGCCAACATTATATGGTATATCTGCAATTACTAATTGAGCTTTATGTATTCCATATCTTTTGTAGTTTTGAAAGTGGTCATTAAAAAATATCATTATTCCTCTTAAAATGGCATAGAATCAATTATTCCATCTGGAATTTTATCCATCTCAACCAGACAATCTCCCTGATAGATTTTATTCAGTTCCATCTTATAAATCATATTCAACCTCAAACAATCCCAACTTGCCCTTACAAGCCTTAAAAGGGAGAGGTTTCGCATTTTCCAATATCCAATGAGTAAAATGAGGATCTGCCCAAACTGATTCGTGTTTTTTAGAAAAACCTACTAAATCCACCACTCCTACAATTCCACCAAATTGAAATCCATCAATGCCATTATCCATCACGATTAAAAGCTGTTCTCTTTGTTCTTTTGTAAGATTAAAAGAGATAAATTCCCAATCTATTCCTCCATACATATCAATTGTCCTCGAAGCATGGATTAAAAGTTTTATGGGAAGTTCAATTCCTTCTTTCTTGAAAGATAATCCGGGTTTCCAACTTCTGTTTTCCACATCCTTTATCCCATTCACAATGAGCCATGCCCACGGTTGCCTGATTGATAGAGCTTTCCATTTTTCTTCATTAGCTGTTTTTAATTTATTCCAGAATTCTTTCATAATTTACGCAACTCCTCTTTCCGGTGTTTTGAACATTTTAAGTGCGAGATTATAAGCTTCTTCCATTTTGTTGAGTTCGTCTATAATATCTAATTTATAGCCGTATCGGTGACGATTATTCCATCTGCTAACAATATCAATATGATAACGGTCTCTAAATGATCTGTAGAACCTATTCCAAAGATACTGATAACCGCTTTTGTCTAATTTATAAAAATTAGCATATCTTCTAATTGTTTGATTTAATTTAGTTCTAAATGAACATTCGGGTACGATACAGGTAGGTTTTAGATCGCTTTCAAGCAATGGAAATCTTATTGAGCGATGCAATTTAAAATCACTCATTTGTTGTTTTATCTCTTTTATTTCAGACATCATAAATTCAATCGCAAATTGAGGATTTTGAGTATTAGATAAATATTGTCCGGTTTTCCTGATTGCCGGTAAAACCTCGTGAGTGATCCATCTTTTGAATTCCTTAGCTTCCGGTTTATTCGATCTGAGAATTAAGGTGTAAATACCGGATTCATTAACAGCTAACATATTTCGTTGCTGACCTGAACTTAAAACTTTTACGTTCAGCTTTTCATCTGAATCAAGTTTTGAGACTGCATTATGAACGTGAGGTAAATTGAGAACCCTGCAGACATCTTTTGCAATCCAGAATGGTTCATCGTTAATTGCTAAAACCCTGATTTTATTTTTAGCAAAATTAAAGATTTGGATTTCGTTATTCATATCACCTCCACTCATTAGCTTTCAATCAATTTTGGATTCTCAAAGATGTTTCCAACATACTTGCTTTTTTTTTGTATTCTTTCTAACAGATATTCTGCATCATCATTAAAAAACCTTCCAGTATTTATTATTTCTCTTGTTTTAAGATTTACTGCAAAATTTTCTATTTCGTGATATTCCCACTTATTTGTTTTAGGATTAACGATAAAGACACTTCGACCAAAATCATAATCTCTATGTCCTTCAAATACATCTCCGTTTTGTATATCCATATTAAATTCCTTTCTATTAAGCTGTTTTCACTTCAATATAATTATCAATTTCATCATCATCAATTAATGATAACGTGTCCCATGAGTTATCCTCAGTGAAAAACTTTATGGTTTTATCCCATTCAGATTCTTTGAGATAATCTTTGACATCTTGAGATGTAACGAACCAGAAGATAAATTTCATTACTAACTTTTTCATAACTTCCCCTTTTTATTATAATCATTAATTGCTTGTTTATATCGTTTAAAGTTGCCGTCACATACACGATGTAATTCTTTTTCTATATAATCTTTTGTTCTATCAGGTCTAACCTTTTCATGATACAAAGCAACAACTTCATTTAATTGCTTTTCATATCGTTCTTTTTTTCTTTTTTTATATGCTCTGTGTTTTTTGCATTTATGCGGAATTAATCCTTTTCCGCAACCACAAAACGCATAAGCAGTACGTGCTTCGCAATGTGACATTTCACAATATGAAGGAGCTAATATTTTTTCAATTTTATAAAAAATATCCCGGCAAACAGTTTCTGATTTAGCTCGTTTAACTAAAATTCTCAGGAAATCATCAGCAGTAATTATTTTATGATATTCAAATGCTTCTTTAATTATTTTTTGATAATGAGAATATTTCATCTTTCTCTCCTTTTTATTTAGGGGCGGGCAGGTCTCCGACTTTAACGGTAGCCTGCCGCCTCTCACAACCGCCACCTCCCCTTTCACTTCTATTTCTTAAAAATCATCTTCTTCTTTTTGTTCGGCAACTTTAACTTGCAGGAGATAATATTTCAGCTTTTGAAGGTCTTTCGAGTTATTGCATTTCGATAAATCTGTTTCGTGGGTAAATCTTTCAAGCGTACTTTTAGCTGTTGAATCAACATCATAGCCACCGATCTCATTTTCATTGAGGAAATAAAAGATTTTTGCGATTTCTGCTTTTAATTCAGAGATTGATTTTTCAGACTCGATTTCTTTTTCTTCAGGATCGGGGGTTTTTATTTTCTCTTTCTTTGGTTTGCGGGTGCGGTTTTGTTTTTCAGTTTTTTCTGGTTCAGGATCAATATTGCTATTCAAAACTTCATAATCTGTCTGATCTGCTATCATTGACATATCAATTCCTGCATCAATATTTTTAGGGATTTCTTTGATCGTTTCATCTGAAAGCACAGCATTAGAAAATTCGATTGACATCGGCATAAATTTTAATGCTTTTTTGATAACCGTTTTGAGTGCCATTGCATCAAAATTAGTTTTCCAGGGTGAAGTCCAACCTTTTTGATAAGCTTTTGAATATTGTTTTGCGTGTTCTTTAATATCGATTATTGACATTACAGCGAATCCATAACCACCATTTTTGAGCTTCACAACCGAATAATAGGTTATGGGATTCCCACGATCACCGGTCATTAATGGTTTATGAATCAGTTTTGGTTCGAGTCCAAGTTCATATTCAAACTCATCATTTTCATAAACTACTTCAGCAATCAATGAAAGTGAATTCTGATGCCGGTAAAAAAGTTCAATTAAACCTTTGTAGCCAATCTGGAATTGACAGTCGATAGTATCTTGTTTCCTATTCAAGAATGGAATCAAATATGCTTGACCGGTTGGTGTGTTGGGTTCTAAACCAAGTTGAGCAGACTGCATTAAAGCACCCATCAGTGATGGAACGTTGCAGCTTGCTAATTTAGGTGTTTGTTTCAGAACGGTTACAACGATCCTGGTAAATCTATCGCAGGACATCATTTTACCGAGTGCCATTTCAAATTGAGGTTTCATCTCACGAATTAAATCAAAGATGGATTTTCCTTTTGATGTTTTTGTGAGTGATTTTTCTTCTTGCTCCTGTAAAGCATTTTTAACTTTTTCAGTGTTTGTCATAATTTTTCTCCTTTTTTTTAACTTACTTTTCGGATTTGAAATCTTCGGGAAGACGATTCTTTGGAATAAAGATCATAAAGTTTCGGATGTTCTTCTTTGAAGGATTTAGTTTGAAATCTGTTTTGAAAAAATGATTTCCAGCTTACTTTGTAATTATCAAGAATTCCGATTTCGTTATCTTCCATTTCTTCTTTGATTAGATTATCGATGGTTTGGATTTTTGTTTCGATGGTTTTCTTTTCGGTTATAAATTTTTCTCTATCTTTCAGAAGTATTCTATCTTCATGATTAAGGTCAAAAGTCGAATCGGGAATTGAATCCGGAAAAGTTTTTAAAAGAAAATCCGAGCTTGCTTTCGAGCCGTCAATAGCCGGAGGAATTCTTTTTTCTACATTATTCACCCAGAAATCATTTTCCTGATTAATGACCATTCTTTCAAGTTCCGGATCTCTTTCAATTTTCTTAAATCTGAAATCATTACCACCTATTAAGACAGCAATATAACCATAATCATAATTAGTGATAATGAGATAATGAACGACCTGAATAATGGTTGTGATAGGAATTTTTTCGCCATCCCATATTTTAGAGTTCCAAGCATTAGTTGTTTTACATTCCAGAACGAAATGCTGACCTTCATTATCAATACTTTCTCGATCAATGTTTCCAAGCATAAAGGGATATTCTTCATTCATTAAAATATGATTATTCCTGCGTACCTTCAAACCTGTTTGTCTCATAAATTCCTGTGCAACCATATCCTCATGCAGCGATCCCCAGTAAACAAACCGATTGTCGACTTTTTCGGAATATTCTCCAATTTTTTCGAGGTAAAGCTGTAACCTGGATTTATAAGGATTCAAACCCAGAACGGTAGCTGCATCACTCCCACCGATTCCCAGACGTCGTTGTTCTAGCCAATCAGTAATTTTAATTTTCTGCATAATTTTAACCCGCCTCTTTTAATGGAACCTGAATTCTAAATTCTACCGGAAGTTCCAGGATTCGTAAAATTTCAAGATTATGCTGCTTGGTTTCACTGTATTTGATTTGAAGTTCATCATAATCATTCGATAGATTCCTGTGAAGTTCGTGAGATGTTTCTAAATCTTTCTGTTCTTTTTCTCGGAAGTGTATGAGTTCTTTGATTTTAATTGTTAGCGCCCGATTTTGTAGTATTAAATTTTCATTGTGTCCCAAGAGGGTTGTATTGTCAGCATTTTTGATTACCAGCTTTTCTTCCAGATCATAGACTTCTCCCACTAATTTCCGTTCAGTTCTTTCAAGACAGTTTCCCAATCCCTCAACTTGCTTTCTCGCAATAGCATGTAATATAACAAATATAAATAATGCGAGAGATAAAACAATAATTACAGTTAAAATAAGACTATTCATAATTTTTCTCCTTTAAGCCGCTTTATCTTCTATTTCAATTTCTGTTCCATCTAAATTAATTTTAAGCTGAAAATCCTCGCTTTCCATTTTTTTAGAATCAATGAGTTCTCCGGTTTCAACGCTGTAAAATTCTTTGATTTCTTTTTCCGGAAAATATTTAACTGTGCATTTGATATAACGATATTCACTTTTGTTTCTGATGTTTTCAGCCAATATGTTTAACTTGCTTTCAGCGGCGTCAATTTCAGCCTTAATCTGTGAAGTTACAGATTTTTTCTTATCATCGAGGCTTCGCTTTTTTATGTGTTCAACTGCGAGCTCATTTGCCATTTCTTTCATTTCTTCTTCGGTGAATTTATATTCACCATATACCTTTTTGATTTTCATTTGTTTTCTCCTTTTTAAAAAATTAAGCTTTTATGCTATTGGATTTGGTTGAGAACCGTGATCATAATAGACACCAATACCGGATAAATTTTCAATAGTAAACTTCTCACAAACAGAGCATTCCAACCCTCTCTTTTCTTTTCGATTTTTAAAAGCATTTCATCGATTATCTCAGATTTAAAATCTCTGAAATATTCGATTATTTGTTTAATCGGATATTTAATAGCTTTCATCAGTCCATCTCCTTTTCATCTCGTTGTTTGAAATAGAGAGTTATCTGCGATAGTATCTTATCGCTTGCCCGTCCACGTTCAGCACGTGAAATTGAGTTACCCGACATTCCCAGTTCTTTTGCTAAATCTGTTTGTTCCATCTGATAGTAAATTCTTTTAGATTTAAGCTCGTGCGGTTTGAGGAATTCTATTTCCATCCATGACCTCCTTTAATTTAATTTTATTTGATACCGTTAACCTTAATCTTTTGAGGATTAGTTTCGCTTTTTCCTGGTTGTTAATTTCTTTTAGTTGTTTGACTTCCGAAGCATTGAAAAATCGCTCCGGAAAATAATTGAGAACTGTGTTCGTTGGTATCTCCATAAATTCCCCTTTTTTTAATTTGACACAAACAAATAACGAATTAAACTATCTTTTATGTGAATCACAGGACAAAAATGACATTCTTGTAAAATGTGTCAAGAAAAAAATTATATTTTTATCTTGACACATTTTATTATAATTATTTTTTTGGTTTTGTGGTAGGAGAAAAAAAAATGGAAGCGACCAATGCAATTATTCAATCGTCAAACCGGACTTAAAGCTACTGTTTTTCAGATCAATGCAGACAAAGAAAACGGTGATAAACCGCAAGAAATTAAGAAATTTACTTTTAACGTTAATTAATGGAAAAATAATAATGAGCATACGAGTTTTCAAATCTGCTTTTGTCATTGATTTTCCTCCTGAAATATCAATATTTTTGCAGATGCGAAGTGCCGTTCCATGTCTGCGGTTCTCCTGCTCGTGTGCTCTTTTTTAAATTGAGGTAAAAAATGGAAACTCCGGAATTAAGAGAAAAATTAAAAGCAAAACTCAAAGAAATGAATAAACAACGATCTCCACACGAAGAAAAGAAAACTCTGAAGTGGTTCTTTGAATATTATCTCGCTGATATTATAACTTATATTTATTTCTGCAATCAATTAAATAGTTTCTGGAAAATGAAAGATGAAATCAAAGCCAGGATCATTAATTTCCTGGAAGATAACTAATGAAACCTAAAAACAATTTGCGGGACAGTCTGTTAATTCAGATTTCCGGCGCCTACATCACTGGATTACCGCAAAACTTTATCTATGTAGGGGGTAAAAGATGGCAAGACCGACAAAGCAGGGAATAGATTATTTTCCCGTAGATTGTCAATTTGACTCAAAAACAGAAATGTATTTATTGGAAACAGAAGCAATCGGATTAGCAGTTTTAATTTCAATTTGGCAGCAAATTTATTCGAATGATGGTTATTATATTCTTAATGATGAAGATTTGCTTTTATTAATCAAAAAGCGAATTAATGTAAACATAAATGAAATTAATGTATGTATAAACATCGCTTTAAAAAGAAACTTATTTAACAACGAATTAAATGAAAAACATCATATTTTAACATCAAAAGCGATCCAAAAACGATTTTTTGAGATTTCAAAACGCAGAAAAACAATAGAAATTGACAAAAAATTCTTTATTGCCGGAGTTAATGTTTACAATAACTTCAATAATGTGAACAAAAACTCAAAAATTGATGACAAAAAAAAACAAACAGAAACAGAAACAGAAACAGAAACAGAAACAGAAACAGAAACAGAAACAGAAACAGAAACAGAAACAGAAAGTAAAGTAAACAAAACAGAAACGAACTATAATTACCAACATATACGTACTACAGGGAAAACCGAAAATAATGTGCATAACTTTTCAGAGAAGCAAGAAGAAAAGTCTCGTTCGTCTATTCAAAATAGTTTCATTAAAAAAAAACAGTTTCTAAGAGAAAAGCTAAAGGGTAAACTTAAAAAACCGTATAATCCCGGTGAAGAACCTCAACCGATTACAGAAAAGGAAATTGATCATCTTTTCAATAAATTCGATAAGAACATTGATTTAGTTTTGAAATACTATTTCTATGCTTGTACCAGTAAAACAAAATACTTTGCTTCTTTCTTATTTGCTGCTCTGGAAGATAAATATACTATTCCGGATGATCTTGTTGATCGTATAAAACAGAAAATAAGAGATTTATCGGGATGAGGTGATAATAAACAAAGGAGGAAGTATGTTAGAAGTTTGGAAAGAATTTTTTAGACTGAAGTGGGAAGAAATTAGTGAATGGTTTGACAACAGTAAAAATGAAATTAAATGGAAATTTCCAATAATTGCATTTGTTGCGTATATGCTTTTTGTTGTTGTCCCTATTATGATTATTAAGGGAGAAAATAACGTAAGTTCAACTTATGTTTCAATCCCATTCTTAATAATGCTTTTTATTTATCTCATATATGTTCTTGGGATTTTATTAAAATGGCTACGATCAAACTGGAAACAAGCCAAAAAAAACGTATCAAAGAGATGTGTTTAAAATTGTTTTATAATGCCAAACTACCCCTCTCTTGCTTTACATCTTGCCGATGTGAGGGGAGTGGCTGTTATAAAAAGGAAACGAAAATCGAAAGGGTGGGAGAAAAAATAAATATTCTTATGAAATGTATGTGAAAATAAAAAAACTGGAAGAAGCGGGATTATCAAAACCTGAAATTGCTAAGAAAATAAAAACGAATGAAAATATGATTTACAGGGTTCTTGGTGGATCTACTGAAACTTATAGAGGTTATGCTGAACGATATAATAATGAAAAATAATGTAATTACTCTTGATGAATTGATAAGAATTCTCAGGCTTGAAAAATTCAATCAAAATGATTTTATTTTCTTTCAGGAACTCGTTGAAAAAATTATTTACTTGACACAGAATAAGCTAATTTACCGAACTGGAGTTGTCTTTTTCGGAAGGAAATTAGTTGTAATAAATAATAAGTGTTTGGTTCTCCATTTTGCTCACGGTGTATTCGACTATCTGGAGTATAAAGACAGATGCGGAGATATTCAAACATTTAATCGCAGTTCTTTTATTAAGTTTTCGGTATTGGAAAAACCAGATCGGACTCTCAACGTAAAATAATTACGTTCAGGTTCCGGTTTTTTATTTATGGGAGCGAAAATATGAGCAAATTTAGGTTTTGGAAAGAGTATAGTTTATCAAAAGATTATGAATATTTATACAATTTATTAATGGATAACGAAAAGATGAAAGTTGTATGTATCGTTAATCATAATCATTTATCTGAAAGTTCGGCAACGGATATCGCAACGGTAGTATCTATGTCGGATTTGGATTCAGATAAAAAACAAATAGCAATTATGACGAGAGGCTATAAATACAGTGAATGGATGGACAATTTAAATTCTTTTATTATGGAATGTAGAGAACTGAATTTAGTATGGATAAATCCAATGACGGTAAATAATGGGACGCAAGACAAAGTATAAACCGAAGACTTTTCCACGACTCGTTGGTGAGTTTGCTCGTGATGGTTATTCCGATAAAGAAATATGGAAAAAACTCGGAATTGGAAAGGATTCTTTTTATTTATATCTAAAGAAATATCCAGAATTTTCAGAAGCTTTATACAGAAATCGGGTTTTAGTCAATGCTGAAGTTGAGGAAGCATACCTTAAAAGAGCACTTGGTTATGATTACGATGAAGTTACAAATGAGGTCACGATATCAGATGTCGGAAAGGAAACGAAGCATAAAAGAATAACCACTAAAACCGTTGTCCCGGATGTTCGTGCCTGTGCTCAATGGTTGGAATGCAAGAAGCCGGAAATATGGAGAAAGAAGCAGGAGATAGACGTTAAACTCGAAGGCTTTAAATCATTTGCGGAATTTATGTTAGCGAAAACAAAAAATGAAACAGATAATTGAAAAAGATATTGAATTAATTAATTCTTATCAAGATAACTGGAATAAGTTTTCCAGAGATGTTCTGGGTGTGAAATTAGATACAGAACAGGAAGAAATATTATTTGGAGTTCAGAACAATAAAAGGGTATCGGTAAAATCCGGTCATGCCAGAGGAAAGGATTATGTAGCTGCGGTTGCTTCATTATGTTTTTTATATTTAAATGTGCCGTCAAAAGTTATAAATACAGCTCCAACGGGCAGGCAAGTAAATTTGATCATGATGACTGAAATCTCAAAAATATTCAGAAATGCTAAAATACCGCTTGGTGGTGAATTGTTGTCGAATATGATTAAATTCAATACAATGCCGGATATTAAAACAGATGATTGGTTTTTGGTTGGATTCAAGGCTGGGGATAAAGACGTAGAAGCATGGTCGGGATTTCACTCCCCAAATATTATGGTTGTAGTTACGGAAGCAACCGGAATTGATGAAGAAAATTATAATGCTCTTGAAGGCATATTGCAAGCAAATAGCAGATTGTTAATTGTTTATAATCCGCACAGGCTTTCAGGTGAAGCTTATGAATCATCAAAATCGCCACGTTATAAACATTTCACCATGAATTGTCTGAATGCTCCCAATGTTTTGAATTGGCAAAGATTATTAAATAAAGAAATTACTGAACAGGAATATAAAAAACTACATATTTCGGGACAGGTTGACTGGGAGTGGATAAATGATAAAGTTCAAGCTGCTGGCTGGTGTTCTAAAATCCCGGAAGAAGAAGTGTCAAAAGAATTTTATGATTTCCAATGGATGGGAATTTGGTATCGACCTGGTAACCTTTTTCGAGTTAAAGTCTTGGGGGAGTTTCCCGAAGAAGATGAAGAAACATTAATTCCAATTGAATGGATAAATGCCGCAAATGAACGATGGAAACAATTCAGGGGTAAATTTCCTAAAGGAATGAAATTAATAGGAACAGACGTTGCTGGTATGGGAAGGGATAAAACAGCCCACGTACCACGAATAAAAGATGTCGTTTTTGAAATAAAAACATATAGCCAGCAAGATCACATGGTTACTGCGGGACAAATTGTTAATATGCTTGCTGACTTAGATAATCTAAGCTTTATTGATACCATAGGAGAAGGGGCGGGCGTTTATTCCAGAGTTAAAGAAATGAAACCAAATCAAGTTTTTTCGGTAAAAGCATCACATTCAGCTAAATTTCTAAGAGACTTAACAGGACAGCGAACATTTGCTAATATGCGGGCTTATTTGTTTTGGGCTTTACGTGATTGGCTTGATCCGGCTTACAAATCAAAAGCAGCACTTCCCCCAATTCAAGAATTAACTCAAGAATTAAATGAAATTCGCTGGGAAGTTAGGAGTAATGGAGATATTATTATAGAGCCCAAAGAGGAACTGAAAAAAAGGCTTGGAAGGTCTCCTGATTATGCCGATGCTTTAGCAAATACATTCTTTCCTTACAAAAGAAAAAAAATAACAAATCCAATAACAAAAGCGAAGCTGGGGATTTATTAGAATGAAAATAAAATTAATTGAGAAATGCTTAGTCTGTGGCGGGACAGGAACAGAGCCAAATGAAAACAGTCTTATGAAAAAGAAAATAACGAAAAAATGTCATCACTGCAAAGGAAAGGGATTGATATGCACCGAAAAAGATGTTCGTGAAGTTAAGATTCCGATGTCTGATAAACTTCAGAAAGCAACGTTTGATGGTTATGCTTTATTCTGGGAAGCGTAAAATGAGCGATAATGTTATAAATTCATTATTCAAGAAACTCAAAGCGGATGGAATGAAATTTCAAAAGATTTGGGATAGATTATATTTGAAGGGTGCAACTGTTATTCAGGTCAACCGGTTAATCTTACAAGAGTTTTTGGGAAGATGAAAAAAATAAGAGAGGTGTAAAATGAAACTAAGTAAAAAGAAATTAGAAAAAATTGTAAAAAATATCAATGGAACACTAGTTATATTTGAAAATAGCAAAACAGAACTGGATGGATATAGCATTCAAGACAATGATGGCAAAATTACAGTAGTTTATGATCCAGAAATAAATAGAATTATAATGGCTTTAGACTATGGTAAAAAGCAACAAGAAACATATTCTTTTACAGTAGAATCATCAATAGCGTTAATATTAATGCTACATAAAGCCGCAAAAATTGACATAACGGAGCTATACAATGATTAGATTAAAAAGGAGCGTAAAATGAAAATCCAAGAGATTTTAAAATTAGAAGATTACGGGAAGATATTTGATAAGTTATGCGTGGATAATGTTGAGGACAGGGATATTGATAAGAATCTCGAAAATTATGAAGGCAAGCATGATATTTTAAACAGACTAAATGAAAGTATCGGCTCTGCACCGGAAGAAAAGCCAGATGGAACATTGACACCAGATACCCGAAAAACGATAATAACAACCAAATTGGTTTTAAATCTTCAACAGAAAATTGTTAAGATGGCGGTTGCTTTTCTGTTTGGTTCGGATGTGAAAATCAAACTCAACAATCCTGAAGAGCCATTAAAAAAAGCTTATCAAAATATGTTATTGACATATAAAAACGTTAAGATTAATTCATTTAATCGAAAACTTGCAAAAGCTTGTAAAAGTGAATCTAAGGCTGCTGAACTTTGGTATATTACAAAGGATAAAGACATAAGAATTATACTTCTCTGTAAAAAGAACGGAGATGATTTCTATCCTCATTATGACGAGCATGGAGACGTGGATGCAATAACGAGAAGATATGCTTCCGAAAATGAAAAAGGCGTTCTTATCGAACACAATGATATTCATATGGCTAAAAAAGTAATTTACACAACGAAAAGGCAATCCGGCAATTCCTATGAAATTACAGAAAAAGAAAATTCTGTTGGAAAAATAATGATAATTTTTTCTGACCAAAAGAAACCGGATTCAGCAGATGTTCAGACTTTGATCGCCCGGCTGGAAATGATTATTTCTAAACTTGCAGATTCAAATGATCGTAATGCTTTCCCGATATTGAAGGCTACGGGCTTAATTGATACATTCCCTGATAAAGATTCAGTTGGAAAAGTATTTACCATAAAGGGGGAAGACACCGCTGCAGGAGGAATTTCATATGGAGATGTGAATTATCTCGTAGCTCCCGACGCTGCTGAATCATTAACCTTAGAAATTGATAATTTATTGCGATTTGTCTGCTGGTTAACTGGAACAGCAAATATTAGTTTCGATAATATCAAGGGGATTAATAGTAATCTGTCCGGTAATTCGATTAAATTAATGTTCCTTGATCCAATTTCAAAAGCAAAAGATGATCAGGAAATATTTGGAGAACATCTTGACAGAAGAAATAATTTAATGAAGGCAATATTATTGTCTTTAGATGTCAATGAAAGAGATAACTATAAAAAACTTAATCTTACAAATGAATTTGGTTCGATTTTACCAGAATCAGATATGGAAAAAATACAAATGCTTGCAGAATCCAGACCTGGTGAAAATCTAATTGATAAACCAACCGCTGTCAAAAATCATCCGTTTGTTGAAAATGCAGATGATGTAATCGCAGAAATGGAAAAAGAAGAAAAATTAATTGGAGGTCAAAATGTATAAATGTAAATGTTGCAGAAAGCCTTACTCTATAATCCCAAACATAAATGGTTTATGCTCTTATTGTAATAAATTACCTAAGTTTAAGCATAATTACGAAACTAAAGAAATACTTATGAGAAGAGATTTAAAAAACACAAACTCTAATCTATTACGCAAACTTAATAATAAATTAATTGGAGGTTAAAATGTATAAAGAAGCAAAACTAAAACTAAAAGCGTATTTGAACGCTTGGAAAAAACTTGATTTAAAAGAAATGCGGAAGCACACGACAAAAACCTATCGAGCTAATCACATCGATACATCGCATCTTGAAGCATTTATGGGAGCTAAAAAGCTAACTAAATTTAAGATTTTAGAACCGAAACGAATCGGTGATGCAATGACAGAAATACCGGTTGAGATTTATTATCACATCGGAAAAGATATTTTCCATAAACTAATCAAAGTAAGATTAGGTTCTGAAAAAGAAGCCCATCAACCATATACCGGCTATCCGTGGGGAGTCAATCCGATTTCCGGTTTTAGAGAGGGAGAGATTCCAGAAAAAAAAGAGGAGAAACAGAAATGAGACCAGGAACATTTGAAATCGCAAAATCATTTTTAGTTGAAAATCACCCGTTAATTGAAACATTTTTTAAATTGATGACAGTTTTATCAAAACAACAAATCGGTGAAATTACAATTTATAAAGTACATTCAGATTTGTTTGAAGGACATAGTTCTAAAAAATTTGTGATATGCTACAAATCTGGTAAATTTGAAGCATTCCCTGAAAAAGATGAAATTCCAGAAGGTTGTTTATCCTTAAATCAAATTGGCGGAACTTTTAAAAAATTCTTTTTATCAACTAAATATCCAAAGAATGTAACTATGATTGGAGAAAATGGAAATTCTGTTAAATCTGATATTGTAGAATTTGAAAAGAGAGGTTCAAAATGAAACAAGGAACATTTACCATAGCCTCGTCTTTTATGGACGAAGGGAATCCGTTGCTTGATAAACTATTCCAGCCGATGGTGGTGTTAGCAAAAAAGCGTCAAGGTGACACGATAATTTACAAAGCTATTTCACCCTTATTTAACGAAAAAGACGCCACCAGCTTTGTAATTTGCTTTGATGGTGAGAAGTTTATAGCATTTGGTGAAAAAGATGTTATTCCCGATGGGTTGTTAAATCTGTCAGAACCCGGAGCAAAAGCAATTTTTCAAACAATTAATAAAGGGAAAACAAACCTTAAAGAGCTTTCTGAATCTATACAAGAAGCAACTGAAAAACCTCACATTATCGATTTTCCTGCTTATCCAAAGAACTACTTTGAACTGCTGAAATTAGCAAAATCAAAGGGATTCAAACCGGAACTGCATAAAGACAAGAAGAAACCAACTTTGATAAAGTTTTTGGATTCCCAGAAAAAGAAAAATGCAGAAACTATCAAATCTCTTGAAATAACAGGAGAAAATTTTGTTTTGGATGCGAGAAGTTTGAAAACTATCAAATCCGATGAACAAATCAAAGTCTATGAAGTCACCGAATCTGATATGGTTAAAAACCAGTCTGGATTCCTGCAGGCTGGGGCTATCATAAATGATTCAATGGAGTTTGATAATACCATCGATGAAATGCTGAAAGCCGGATGGATAAAAGAGGTTGAGGAATAATCAAATGACATACGAACAGCTTTTACAACGTAATATCCGTAAAAATCAGAAATTAGTTGAGTTAATCCTAAAGCAAGCTGCAAAGGATATTGCAAAAAGAATCGCAAAATATCGGCTCAGATTGCCGAATGTTATTGCAGATAACACTTTTTACAAAATGAATCTGAAATTGCAAACTGAAATTGATTCCGTTCTGGGTGTCCTGCATAACAATCTTGAAGATACAATCGAGAATTCAATTCGTGAAAGCTGGGAGCTGGCAAATCTTAACAGAGATAATATAGCAAATGCTTTCACAAAAGGAATTGATTTACCAGGTTATCTTAAAACCTCGATGTATCAATTGAATTTACCAGCTTTAGATTCATTCATTGGACGTGCTATAAATGGAATGAATTTGAGTGATCGGATCTGGAAATTAACTAAAATAAAGAAATATGCTCTGGAAAAATATCTTGCTTCCGGTATTTCCGTTGGAAAAAGTGCAGCGAGAATCTCAATCGATATTCGTGATTTTGAGATTAATCCTCAGAAACTATTCCGGCGGGTGAGAGGTGAAGAAGGTAAATTGAGACTTTCAAAAGCTGCTAAAATGTATCATCCGGGTCAAGGAGCTTATCGTTCAAGCTATAAAAACGCTCTGAGACTTGCCGCAACTGAGACTAATATTGCTTATGGAATGAGCGATTTCCAACGCAGAAAACAGATGCCGTTCGTAACTGGAATAGAGATTCATTTATCTGCAGCACATCCTAGACCGGATCTTTGTGATTCTATGGAAGGTAAATATCCGAAGGGTTTTATGTTCTGGGGTTGGCATCCGTTGTGCATGTGTATAGCAACCGACATAAAGATTTCCAAGCAAGAATTCTTTAATTATCTCGATACTGGAAAGATTAATTCTCAAAGATATGTGAGAACGATCCCGAAGTCAGCAACAAATTATCTCAATAAAAATAAAAAAGTTATTGACGGATGGAAGAACAAACCTTATTTTATAGCTGATAATCTAAATGATAATTTTGAATTAAAAGAAAGTGTTTTGAAGGTTTGAAAATGAATAATTTATTGTATAATTGGTGTTACAATTGGAATAGCCCATTCTTTATTTATTCAATGGTTAACTAAAATATTTGAAGATTAGAGGAGATGAAAAAATGGATATTAAGATTTTATTGTTAATTTTAATTTTAACAGCAATAGCGGTTTATCTAATTAAGATAGGAGCAAATATTGATAAACCTGCTAATTGTATTTATGTGCTAAAGGAAGGTTCTAATTCGAATGACGAAGAAGGGAATTGGAGATGTATTCTTAAAAAATCTAAAAGGCAAATTTTCTTCCTTTCAAAAAAAGATAAACTGAAATATCAAGAATTTTGTGTCGGTGATTCCTTAATTTGGCAATATTATGAAAACGAAAAATGGATTACTGCAAAAATACCGACTTAGTTTTCAAGATAAATAATGGCTAAAAAATACATTTCCGAACACGGACAAATATTCTATGATATTGGTGGAATTAACTTTGATGAGTGGAAATATAGCTGCTTTGAATGTAAGCACCTGAATGAAGATTATTCGACCTGTCCGGCGTTTCCGAAGGGAATCCCTGAAAAGATCATAACCGGTAAATTTATTCATAAAAAGATTATACCGAAACAAAAGGGAGAAACAACTTTTGAAGCTTTACCAACTAAATTAATTAAAAAAAGATTTCAGGAAATGTATATCGATGAAGTCTTGAATCAATTACAACTTGAAATTGACGCTGTAAATTCTGAATTATACGATTCAGATAATAAAAACACAAAGCTTATATTCTACAAAGCAGGATTGACAAAAGCTCTCAATATCATTATGAAAGTATTTAAGTTTAAGGTTGTGAAATAGAATTCTCCTTTTTCTTTCTTCTCATCGCTCTCGTAGCTTTTGCTTGCTCTGTGGTTAAAATCCGGCGGGATATCAGTCCGCCCTTTCTACCACCATTGACTAACCGTTTCCGTGTTTCAATAGCTTTTTTGATTTCTTCTTGAGTTGCCATTGTTTCTCCAGTTTATTATTATTTTATTAAGAAATTTCAATATTTTTTTAGGTTCATAAATTTTTACTTTTTCAAAAACATCAGGTGAATAGATAAAATAATTATTTATTTTTCCTGAATGTTCTTTTGCTGTATTAATTTTTCCAATCAATACTGAAGATAACATTGATCCCAACAAATCGTGAAAATCATTTGTTTCTATTTTTTCAATATGATTATCTAATATATCAAATATTTTTTTGCATAATTCATTTGGTTATTCCTTCTTTGATATTTCATTATTTGCTTTATCAATGATTATTTCCAAGTCGTGTTTTTTTAAATTTCCTTTTTGAGAACATTTCCCGTAAACGTAAGATATTATTTGATTTTGACATTCTTTAGTAATATCATATTTAAAACTAAAATTCCAATCTTTACTTTGCATAAAATTAGTAACATCTTTTGCTGTTCTTTCAACTAATCTTCTCAAAAATTCATCTGCTTCTAATTTCTTATTGGCATCGAAATCTATACATATTATTACCTTTGCGATCATTTCTTCTCTCCTTTTTATTTTTGTTCTTTCAAGTCATCAATAATAGAATCTGCTTCAGACTCGACATGAAACAATAATTCACCTAATTCAGATTCGCATTCCTTAGCAGATAAATTTTGAAATGTATTATCAATGTCATCAATAATATCATTCAACTTTTTAATAACTCGTAATTTTAGCTTTTTCATCTTGCTCTCCCTTTCTTCTTTAACCACACTCTATCTATAGATGAATTTACAAAAGGGGGTTTTGTTGTCAAGTTTATTTCTGTTTTTTTCACTTTTTTTTCTAATATCTTGCAGGACGTGATCATAAGCGGTTCTGCGGAGCTAACTTTTTTTATTTATTTTTACTTTTTTTTATTATAAATATTGCTCAAAAAACCGGTTTGACCCCCTAAAACTTAAAAAAATAATATTTTATGTTTGACAAGAAAATGGTAAAAGTGCTTTTTCGGATTTGTAGTATTTTAAATTTTTTATAGTTCTTTATAAAGTCGAAAAATCAGCCGGAAAATTAACCGGCTGCGAAACATAATTGTCTATCGAATTAAATCGAAGGCGGTGTGTCCAGATAGTATCTGGGGACACCGTTTTTTTTGTTTTTAATATCACAAATTAGAAATTGAGAAGTTAACCAAACCGTTATTAAGTGAGGAAACAAATTATGGAAAAGAAGATGATCAAGGAAATGATCGAATCTTTAAAAGGAAAATTATCTACAGAAGAGTTAAAAAAAGTAGAAACCGATTTAACTGAAATTTTAAGTGCGGAAGCTGTGATGGAAAAAGCTTTGTCTAAAGCAAACGATGGAGCAAAAATTTCAAGGGAAAAGAGTGAAGAACTGCAAACAGAAAGTGACAAATTGCAAACAGAAATTGATGAACTGAAAAAGAAAAAAGAACCTGATCTGAAAAAAGAACCTGATCTGAAAAAAGATCCACCTAAAGAACCAGAAGTTGTTCCTGAATACATTACAAAACTGAACGAACGCTTGGATAAAATTGAAACTGAAAAGGAAATTGAAACACAGAAAAAGGAATCCGAAGCGAAAACCAAGCAACTCAATATTGAAATTGAAAAATATCTGGAAGAGGTTGAACTGCCAAAGAAATTAGCAGCACACATCAAGGTCACTGATCCTGAAAAAGTCAAAGAAACAATTAATTCGCTCAAACAAACCCTAAATGATCAAGCATTAAAAGATGGTACTGTTCCATTAACCGGAAAAGGTGCTGGATCAATTACAGAGGAAAAAATTAAGGCTTTTGCTGAAAAGCAAAACAAAGAAAGAAATGAAACTTTAGAATTGTAAAGAAGGAGTCGAAATGAGTTTACAATTAGTTAAAACCGATGGCACAGTCGAAGCCATTGTGTTTGAAAAAGTCTTGGAGGACGTGCCAGGAGGAGTCACTCTAAAGACATCGGAATTAAAGACACTAACGAAAGAAATTCTGGAAGGTGCTTTACTTGCCGAAGATCCGTCAACTGCCAAGCTTTATCATCTCGTTAAAACAGCAAAAGTTTACGAAGCCGAAGCAGCTAATGGAACAGCATTAAAAGTGCTGAAAGCACACGAATTTAAAGTTGGTGAGTTTATCACCAATGGACAGGTATCAACTGAAATTGTTTCGATTACCACAACCGAAACGCTTTATGATACTATCAATTTAACCGCAACTTTGGACGCATTAGAAGCTGTTCCGGTCAATACTATCGTTTACCAGGGGACATCTGAGACCTCAAACGCTGCTACAGCAAGTTCGGCGGTTGTTGAGGATGTTGTCGGTGCCACTCTAACGGTTTCAAGCCCTCGTGGGATTGGAAATGGAATAACCGTAACTATTGCCGCTGCTGGCGGTGATACACTTGCGGTAACTTATACTATTGCAACCCGTGTATTACTTCTGTCTCTGGCGAATTCAACTGCCACAAAAAATACAGCAGCTCTTATTCAAGCCGCAATTAGAGCATTATTAGTTCACGAAGGGATTGATTTCTCAGATTGGACTTGCGCTGCTGGTGGAACCTGGGATGCTGCTGCTATTGGTGGAGTTTTGACTATTTCTACCGACTATATGATTGGTGGGGTTGAAAAACCCGCTGCTATTGATCCGCTTTACGCTGCTGACTCAGTAATGCGAAATAGTGTCGATGTTACCGGCGATGATATGAATATAATTGTCTCTGCTGTAACCCGTGGAACAGTTAACGAATCATTGCTTCCTTTCTATGTTCCTGCCTGTCACAAAACTGCCTTAACTGACAGAATTAAATTCATGTAAGGGGAGGAATGATGAATCCATCAATTTTTAATGAAATAAGTGCAAAGACATTGGAAATATACATTTCCAGAAATGACTATGGCGTTGACTACATGTACAAAAAGATTTTTCCATCCAAGTATGTAACGTCATTACTTTATCAAACATTAATCGGAGCACAGGGCAATCCCGTAATTGCAGATGTAGTTTCTTATGATGCCAGTGCACCGGAAAAAAGCAGGAAAACAATAAGCATTTTGACCGGAGCTATTCCTGCGATAAAAATCTTGAGACGAATGACAGAAGTGCAAATTAATCAATATCTTAATCAGAAGAACGATCCCAGAATTGACAAAGATGCATTGCTGAAAGTTCTTTTTAATGATATTGATTATTGTTTTACCGGTTTGGAAGGTCAAAAAGAATGGATGTGTCATCAATTGTTGTCACAGGGCTTTATTGCTTATGATAGCACTAATAATGCTGGAGTTGTAACTGAGAACAATATAGACTTTCAACTTCCGGCAGCGAACAAAAGAAAGGTCAAATCTGCTACCGGAACACGTGTTTGGAATAATGGTACTGCTGCTAATTATCTTCCTATCACAGATATCGAAGTTATTGTAACCGCTGCACGTGCGCTCGGGATCAAGCTGAAATACCTCTTAATGAATTACACTAAATGGGCTCAATTCAGGGCAGCAACTGAAGTAATTCAATATGTAGGTGGACTTACCACTGCAATCAGAACTCCGACTTTGAATGAAGTTAATGTTGTGATGGCAGCCCAAGGATTACCGAAGATCGTTCTTATGGACGCTCTATTGAATATTGAAACAGCAGAACACGTTATAACAGCCACAAATCCCTGGGTAACGAAATATGTTACTTTTATTCCTGAAACCATACTTGGGAATATGTTAGAAGCACCAATCGCTGCTGAACAACTCAATCTTCCACAGACTAAAAAGGTTAGGAAAGGTAATGCATTGGTCTTGAAATATTCAACTTTGAATCCGGTAAATGAAATCACCGAAGGTCAAATTAACGCTTTTCCAAGTTTCCCATCAATAGATCGCTGTATCAGGTTCGATACAGAAGCAACTCCCGAAGCTGACGGTCTTGACGACTAATCCGGACTGTTAAGATGACTATTTTAGAAGCCTTAACAAGCCTTACTGAGTATGATAATGATAATCTGCTCAGTAAGGTTTTACTTGATTGCGAATTAACTGGAACGGATACTTATGTTTCGGATACGCATAAAGCTAAGTTAGATTTGTGTGCTGCGGATATTTACGAACATATTGCAACTCAACCGGATTTCTCAGAAAGCAAATTATCAATAAA